GAACCCCCCCTGCCCATAGGGGGGGTTCAGTCATGCTCGAAACCCCGCCGACATCCTGACCAACAGCACGACGACGCACACACCCCATAGCAGGCAGAGACACCCCCCCGCCATCCCCCCCCTGCACCCGGATCTTCCAGATTCTGGGAACGACCCACCCCATGTAAACCTGAGCTCGGCCCAGTAGGAGGGAGGGGGGCCCAGATGATTGTGGGGTTCAGACCTTCTGGTTGAATAGGCCGGTGGGCTAGCGGGTCGGCTGGTCTTGGGGCTCGGTGAGGACAGAGTTCCCCCTCCCGGCCTTGGGAACGGGTCTTGATGCTGATCGGGGGAGTGGGCCGGGTCTACGAGGCAGGTTCCCTGGTCACTCTCCGGTGTGGAGTCGAGGGGATTCGTTTCCTCTCGGACCTTCCATCCTTGCCCCGTTCGGTGACCTTCGGTTATGCTCTCCGTGTTGATAGTCGAGTCGGAAGGTAGCAGGCCGGTCTGCCATGTCAACGACCGTGGTGGTTGGTGGTGGACTGGCCTCCCTTTCTCAGCGGGATGTCGGAGGAACCACTCGGGCTCATAACCCGGGGAAGCCAGGTGCGACTCCTGGTCCCGCTTCGGGAGGTGGTCGGTGTGTGGCAAGCACCCAGTCTTTCGGGACTGTAGCTCAGACGCCTAGAGCGCCTCCATGCCGGGATGGTGTAATGGACAGCACACTGGATTACGGATCCGGTGGTGAGGGTTCGAGTCCTTCTTCCGGTGCTAGGGCAGGTGGTATCGCCTTCGGGGTCTGTCCGTCGACCTCGGCGCTAGAGGCGAGAGCCGGAGCTGTGGCCAGGTGTTGATGGCGCTGCCTGCCCTTGGACTTCCGCTGAGGAGGGTGGAGGGAGCAGCGGCAACGGCTAGAGAGCCTGGAAGACCGTCGCTCACCGGTGGTAGGAGGTGTCGCCTGTAGGCGGAAGATGTGCGGTAGTCTTGACGGTGGAGACGATCCGCATCGAGAAAAGCCCCCCTTGCTTTGTCGGGGGGCTTTCTCGTTAGAGGGTGGTCATCCCCGTCACCGAATAGGTGATCGAGTCGGCGTCGATATGGTCGGCGAACACTTCGACGATGTTGGGGCAGAGGTCTTTGGCGATCAGGTTGGCGGCTGCGGTCAGTTCAGGATGGATCCGCAATACGACCGTCGACACGGCGACGATGGCAGCGGAGGCGAGGAGCAGATAGCTTTTCCCCGAGATCGGGTCGAAGCCCCGCACGTTGAACACGACCGAAGGGGTGGCGGCGATGGCGGTCACGTCGATGATGACGATCAGCCCTCGAGCCTGTCCCACATGGAACTGTTGTGAAGTGACGTCTGCAGTGCGAGCTGCCGATGCGAGAAAGGCGAAGGGGGATCCCCGTTCGATGCCTGTAGCCATGGTGAGCCTCCTGACTCAAAGGTGGCGTTTCACGTGAAACATTAGCGGGTAGGATGCCCGCCATGAACTGGAGAGCCGTACTTGTCGTGGTCGCCGGGGTCCTAGCTGTCCTCGTCGGCTTCGAGATTGTCAGCTGGGATCCGGTCAAAGTGCTCTGCGCTGGGCTCCTCTGCCTTGCAGTCGCTTGCTGGCCGTCGAACGCCTAGACCACTAGCGTGAGTGCCGATGGACATTGATCCAGAGGTTCTCGACACAACCAACATCCTCCTCGATGCGGTCACCCGTGTCCTCCGCAGCGGGGATGCCCCATCCGAATCGATGGCGTCTTCGGCGATCCTCATCTACAAGACGGTACGTCCTGACGGGACGGAAGCCTCCGACTATGTGATCACCACCGACCTCGACATGTACGACGTGGTTGGGCTGTGCACGGTCGTCGCTGATTCGGCACGAGCCTGGTTCCAACGTCAAGACGAGATCCGTTGGGACGACGACGGTGGGTAGATACGGGTCAGGTTCGAGAGCCGAAGTGCTCGCCCGTCAGAAGGCCCGGAAGGACCGGCTCGACGCTGACCCTCCCCGCTGCCGCCACTGCAACCGTCAGATCGACCCGCCCCGCCGATACACCCGCAACATCGGCTACTGCAGCATCGCCCATCGGGATGCTGCCCACCGGGAACGGGACCAGCTGAAACGAGCAGCCGCCCTCGACCGGGCCCTCAGCGCCAACGAGGAGCCCGTCTACGACCCCGAATCGACGAAGAAGGGCCCCGTCTACGACGAGGTGCGCCGAGAGTTGAACGACACCGAATGGATGGGATGGATCTCCAGGCTGCTCACCGACGTCGAAGTCGGCAAGCGGATCGGACGGCCCCCCCAGTCGGTGGCACGAGCCCGCCGATATGCGGCCAATGAGATGGTCGAAGCGGCCAAGGCTCGAGGGTTCACCATTCAAGAGGAGAATCTGAAACTGCTCGGCCCGTCCGACGCTGAAATGCGGAAGCTACTGGCCGAGGACCCGGAACAGTTCGAGGTGATGCTCGACGAGCTGGTCGACGCTTTCGTCGCTTGGCGTTCCAAGTGGTTCCGTGTCTGGGCCGAGGTGACGTATATCACCAAGGCTGTCCACCGTCACTGGATTAAGGCGGTCCTCCGCACCATCTACACCGGTGGCCGGCTGATGATCCTTTCCCCACCACGTCACGGTAAGACCGAACTTCTCATTCACTTCTGTGTCTGGCTGATCTGCCGCAACCCCGACATCCGAATCCTCTACCTCGGCCCCAACAAGGACATCGCCGAGAACAGCGTCGGCCAAGTCAAAAACCTTCTCGCCACTCATGCTGAGCTCCAAGCCGCATACCTCCCTCCGGGCCAAAGCTGGGAACCGTCCGACCGTCACGGGAAGCTCTGGCGTGACTCCAAGTTCAAGGTCGGCAACCGAACCCTAGAACAGAAACAGCCGACCATGTGGGCGGGTGGCCCAGGAGCGAAGATCACCTCCCTCGACGCTGACTTCATCGTCGTTGACGATCCCGCCGACCCTGACGATTCTCAGATGCCAGCCGGCCGGCTCAAGATCTCCAAATGGTTCAAGATGAAGGTGCTGACCAGAAAGATGCGCTTCTCCGGTCTGGCCATGATCTCCTCCCGAGTCCACTTCGACGACCTCTACTCCGAGTACATCGACAATCCGAAATGGACGGTCATCGTCGACAAGGCCCACGACTTCGGTGTGTGCGGGCTCGGCCTCTACGACGATCACGCCTGGTTGGAAGATCCCGACGCTTGTGTCCTGTTCCCCGAGATGAACCCTCTCGAGCATTTGCAGGACCAGTGCGACGACATCACCCCCGCCCTGTTCGACATGATGTTCCAGAACATGCCCCGCCCCGAAGGCACCCTCATCTTCGACCCTGACATCATCCGAGCCAACGCCCTCGACCGAAGCCGAGGGCTCGGCGTGTCCGCCCTCCCCGACCATATCCTCGTCGCCGGCCTCGACCCTGCCACCCGCAACACTCAGGCTTCCTTCCTGTGGGCCTTCGACTTCGTGAACGACCACGAGTACATGGTCGACCTCGAAACGGAGGAGGCGGGCGGGATCGAAGGGGCCATCCGGCTGATCCGCCATTGGAACACCACCTACGGCTGTCTCATCTTCGTCATCGAAGATGTCGGCTTCCAAGTCCTCTACCACGACGACCCGAGGATGAAAGCACTCAAAGTGGAGATCCCCGGCCTGCAGATCCTCCCCTGCTCCACCGGTGCCAACAAGCACGACCCCTACTTCGGCGTGTCCGGCATGGCCGCACGACTCCATTCTGGTCGGACGGTCCTCCCCTACGGGACGCCCGATGCGATCCGCAAGACCGACCGTTTCATCCGCCAAGCGGTCCTGTTCACCGGCGACACCGGCCAGAAGACGAAACACAAGAGTGACATTCTCATGGCCGCATGGTTCCCCATGCCCGACGTGGTGCGTAGGCTGAAAGGCATCGTCCGAGGGAACAAGGCGAAGGTCGCACACACCGGCTCCTATCCTGGCTACGAGACGACGCTGCATTCGCAGGCGCCATGGCAGAAGACGCAGTACCCGACCTAGGGGTGAGATGCTCACATACGACGATGTGCTAGCCCGAGTGGGCGAGCTGGCCAAGTACAACATCGAGCTCGAGCTGGACAAACTGCGGATCCGAAACATCATGGACGGTGGCCCCGAAGGGATCATGGCCATCATGGCCTGGAACAAGGGCCGCCAGGATGGAGCGTCGGCAGCTTCGCTCGGTGAGGACCTCCCCTCGGTGAACATGATGGCGTCGGGAGTGGAACGGCTCGGTCAGAAGGTCGGTCAGATCCCCACCCTGAAAATGCCGTTCGGGCCCAAAGACGAAGACAACGCCCGGTCGAGTGCCGAAGTGCGGGAACGGCTCGTCCAGTCGTGGGACCACATGTCGGTCATGCGTCTCCAATTCCCACAGATCGGACGATGGCTTCCCGGTTATGGCTCCTACAGCTGGAAGCTCTGCCCGAAACATGATCCGGTCACCCGTCAGCGTTACCCCCATGCCGAACTGCGGGATCCGTTCGACACGTGGACCGGATGGCTCGGCCCGATGCAGGACCCGACCGACATCGCCTACCGTCGAGTCGTTCCCCTCGCCGCCCTCGAGAAGATCTATCCGAGGGACGACTGGCGGGTGTTGGAGGAACGGGTCAAAGGCCAACCCGATTCGGTCATGTACGGGACGCCACGCAACCGAGGTTGGGAAGGGCCCCGCCACGGTGTCGCCGTCATCGAATACATCTGCTCGGAAGGCACCTATGTCTGTGTGCCCGAAGCGGGCGTCGTCGTCGACTACTACCCGAACATTCTCACCACCGGCCTCCCCTTCGTCTACAAGAAGCGGATCTCGTTCAACCGGCTGGTGTCCCAGTATCACCACATCATCGGCCTGTCAGCCCAACAGGCGAAGCTGAACATCCTCGCTCTCATCGCCGCCGAGGACGCCACCTTCCGTGAGACGAACATCATCGGGGAGATGGAAGGCAACACCTATGAGAAGGGTCGGGATGCGGTCAACCATTACACCCGAGGCACGACCATCGACCGTCCCACCGGAGGGGAAGGTGTCGCCCAGCTGTTCGCCCAGATCGACAGGGTGACCGCCATGTTGAGGATCGGCGCTGCCTACGACGAAGGCTCCGACTCTCTCGCCGCTCGAGGTGGGTTCATCACAGGACGTGGCCAGGATGCGCTGCGGGATCCGGTCGAAGCGAACATCAAGGAGTATCACACGATCATCACGGTCGGCACCGAGGAGTTGGACACCAAGCGCCTCGAATGGGAACAGGAGATGGAGAAGGGGGAGAAGAAGCGGGTCTTCTGGATCGAAGGTGGAGCGGGCATCGAGGAGCTGTACGAGCCCGACAAGGACATCGACGGGAACTGGCGCAGCCATCGGGTCTACGGACTGATGGCCACCTGGGACGACCCGTCGAAGATCGTCACTGCCCTCCAGCTCCTCCAAGGGGAGATCATCGACGTCACCGAGATTCAGGACAACCTCGACGGCCTGCAGGATGCAGCCCAGATGAATCAGAGGATGCGCCGGCAGAAGGCCGAGAAGACGCTGATGTTCGCCCTCGAGCAGCGGGCAGTGAATAATGATCCGGCAGCGACGATGGCGCTGATCGAGATCAGGGACACGCCCAACGACATCGGTGAGATCCTCACCAAGTTCTTCACCCCAGCCGAGCCGCAGATGTCTCCCGAGGAGGCAGCTCTGGCGCAGCAGGATCAGGGGTTGGAGCCGCCCGGTGGAGTGCCCACCGTGCAGACCATTCTCAGCCGGCTCACCGGTGGTGGACAGGCTGAGGGTGGAGTTCAGACAGTCGGGACCAATGTGGCTTAGGAGGCAACATGGCACGCAAGGACAAGAAAGCAAAGCAGGCAGGACAGTTGGTCGATCTTGGAGGTGGATGGTTTGAGCGTCCGGACGGTGAGAAGGTTCAGCTCAAAGCGGAGGATGTCGAGGCGTATGAGGCATCGCTTGGTGGTGAGAAGGCTGCGTCGTCTGGCAGTGCGGATTCCGTGGCCGAGCCTGCCCCTGTCACAGTCGAAAGCGAGACGGCTTCTGCGGAAACCGCCCCCGAGTTTGACATTTCGGTAAGGCTCCAGAACGAGCCCGAAGCTGCGGTCCCTGCACCGCCGCCTCCCGTTGAAATGCCCGCCGACATCGACGACGGCAGCGGAGATGCGCCCGATCTGACACCGAAGCCGGTGCCAGGATCGGTGTTCCCCATCGGCCCGTTCACCGACTACGCCTTCGTCAACACTCCATGGGGAGAGTTCGGTGTGCCCAAAGGGAAGTACATCACCCACATCGACACGGTGGTCGACGCCAAGGATCCCGAGAAGAT